GCCGTGCAGGAGTCGATGACGCCGGAGCAGGTGCAGGATATCGTGCAGGGCACTATCGCCGCTGCGCTGGACACTGGCGACCTTATCAGCGGCGCTCCCGAGATGGAGATGCCTGAAATGAACGAAGCGCCGGAAATGCAACAGATGCCGATGGAGGCACCGCCAAATGTCATGTAAGGAGTTTGTCGGGCTGTTGTTTACCGCCCGCAACGTGGCGCACAGCGCCCATCTCAGCACCCGCTCCTACGCCAAGCACGTTGCTTTGCAGGGGTTCTACGACGGCGTCATCGACCTCGCGGACAAGTTCGCAGAGGCGTATCAGGGCCGTCACGGGCTAATCGGGCCGGTCAAGATGCCTGCTGCCGCCAAGGCATCAAATATCCTTGAGTACCTTGAGGGGTCGCTGAAGGAAGTCGAGAAGATGCGGTACGATGTATGCGACAAGGCCGACACGCCGTTGCAGAACATCATCGACGAGATTGTGGGCTTGTACCTGTCCACNNTGATGGATGCCCAGTTTGCTGGCGCCAACGCCGCTTACACGGGCACTGCCGGATCTACGTCCACTTGGCCTGCTGGCCCGCAGGGCGTGCTGGTGACCTGCACGACTGCTGCGTATGTGCGCGTAGGCGAGGGCGTGACGGCGACGACGGGTGACACCTACGTCCCCGCCAACACGCCGATTCTGTTCTACGTCCCGCAGCCTGGCGGTGGCGGTGGTACGGGCGCTCCGTGGCGTGTGAGCGCCATTCAGGTGGCGTCCGGCGGCACGGTCTACGCCAAGCCCTGCAACATCCGATGAGTTGGGGAGTCGCAACCCAGAACGGGGTGTCAGTCAGTCTGACATCCATCGTGTCGCTTTCTGCGGGAGTGACCGAGTTTAGTCCTGCCGATTTATTTACCGGCGGCGTGCAGGGCGCTTGGTATGCTCCTGACGATTTTTCGACGCTCTTCCAAGACTCCGCCGGCACGACCCCCGTCACTGCGGTGGAGCAGCCTGTCGGGCTGATGCTGGACAAGTCGCAGGGGTTGGTGCTGGGGAGTGAACTGGTCACGAATGGTGACTTTGCGTCATCTAGCGGATGGACTTTGCCCGGCGTTGGGACAAACTCTATCACCGGCGGTCAGGCGGTGCTTTCAGGTGCTTCTGGCTACCTGCTCAGAACCGGAACTAGTATCACTGCGGGGCAGTGGTATCGCGTGTCATTCACCGTTACTGGTTACAGCGGTTCAGGCACTGTCAGACCGTACATTCAGGCTTCTCCTGTTTTTGGCTCAAATGTCACCGGCAATGGGACGTTTGTACAATATCTGCTTGCTACAACAACCAACGCCAACACGGAAATTGGCCTTAATTTTGCCTCGTCATTCACCGGCAACATTGATGACATCAGCATCAAGTCTTTTGCAGGCAACCACGCCTCGCAATCCACCAGCACCTCCCGCCCCGTGCTGAGGGCAAGATACAACCTGCTGACGTACAGCGAGCAGTTTGATAATGCGACTGCGTGGACACCAACAAGCGCGACGATAAGTCCAAACACAACGGCTACGACTGACCCGCTTGGCGGAAATACAGCGGATTCAATCATTGCACCAATCGCCGCAAACTCGCAGCACAGGGTTTATCAAGCATTTTCTGCCTCCACCTACACCCTGTCTATTTACGCAAAAGCCGGGACAGCAAGTTTCATTTCGTTGAGCCGGAGCAACGACGCCGCGTACGCAACTTTCAACCTTTCAACAGGAGCCGTATCGGCATCAGCGGGCGGCACCGGGACTATTGAAAGTGCGGGAAACGGCTGGTGGAGGTGCATATTCACCTCGTCAGTTGCAACAAGTTATTTGCAAGTCGCAATCGGTACGACGGCAGCAAATGCGTACCCCAATGCGGCATGGGTTGGTGCAGGTGAGAACGTTTTTCTTTGGGGCGCTCAGGCTGTCACCGGCTCCTCCGCCGGAACCTACCAGCGCATCGCGGCTGCGACGGACTACGCGACGGCGGGGTTTTTGCCGTATCTCGCGTTCGATGGCACGGACGACTCGTTCGGTACGAACAGCATCAACTTCTCCGCGACGGACAAGATGTCGGTGTGCGCGGGTGTTACGAAGTTGAGTGATGCGGCTTATGGAGCCGTTGTGGAATTAAGTGCCGCAGTAGATTCAAACAATGGTTCATTTGCTATTTTTAACCCAAATGCTGCTGAATGGGAAACGCGATTGAAGGGTGACCTCGCTAACGGAAGTTATCGGCCAGCAACTTTTACGGCGCCAATAACAAATGTTGTGACGTTGTTAGGAGACCTTGCCAATCCAACGTCTGCTCAAAAAATTATTCCAAGAATAAATGGCGTTATAAAGCAAAACACTTTTAATGGCGGCGCTATTGGCACCGGCAACTTCGGCAACTACCCGCTGTACATCGGTCGTCGTAACAACGTCTCGCTGCCGTTCAACGGGCGCATCTATCAGATGGTGGTCTGCGGCAAGACACTGAGTGCGGCTGAACTGGCTGCGACCGAATCCTACGTCGCAACTAAGACGGGAGTAACCCTGTAATGTGGGACTTCCGCACACTCATCACGACAGCCGCCACCACCCCGCTGGCGCGTGATATCGCCGCCACCCTCTCGCCATCCGGCGGGCAGCAGATGTGGCTCACGGGCCTCTCCGCGACAGGCAAGGCACCGGCAACGCACTACGTCAGCACCGGCCTCATCTCGCCGGAGTTCGCGGCGCTTGTCCCCGAGCAGGTGTGGGAGCAGGACGCGAACGGCGACTGGGTGCAGACAGGCAGCACGCCGGGTGACCCGGTGCTGTGCTACCAGATGTGCGTGGCGGCGGGCATGACCGTGACGCAGGCCGAGGTGGATGCCGTCTACGCCGCCGCTGATGTGACCGCGCAGGAGCCGTTTGTGGCGTTCGGCAGGCTGGGGTTGCAGATGGTGCAGGAGGCGCTGTGAGGATCCGTCAGGCCACCGGACTGATTGCCTGGTGCCTGCGCAGGGCAGGGCGGTGGGGCATCTGCCTCCCCCCTCGGGCTATCTACGTCCTCCCGGAACACTACGAGAACCGTGAACTCCTCCGCCATGAGGGCCGACACTGGCTCCAGTACGAGCGCATGGGGCTGCTGAAGTTTTACGCCGCCTATGCCTGGTATCACCTGCGCTACGGATATGACAACAACCCTTTAGAGCGTGATGCAAGGGCATAGGTTGCATCTATCGATTTCGGGAGTATGATTGCTCCCAACCTTACTGGTGAGGCACACCAGGGATTCTCCGGAATCAAAAAATGTCTGAGAACGATGTTGAAGTTGTAGCGGCAGAACCCGCGCCGGAACAGGTTGCCACGGCAGCGCCTGAACCCGTAGATTCATCGCCGGAAGCAGAGAAGGCTAGCAAGACGTTCACTCAAGAGGAGTTGGACGCCATTGTTGGCAGAAGGCTTGCTAGAGAGCAGCGTAAGTGGGAAAGGGAACAGGCACTGAGGGCGTCACAGACGCTCCCTGCGGCTCCCGCAGAACTCCCGCCCGCCGATCAGTTTGAGTCTGTGGATGCCTATGCGGAAGCGTTGGCACTCAAGAAGGCTCAGGAACTGGTGGCGCAGCAGGAAGTCCAGCGGCAGCAGTTTGAGATTCAGTCCCGTTACCTTGAGCGTGTTGACGAGGCTATCGAGAAGTACGACGACTTCAAACAGGTCGTTGAAAACCCGGCGCTTCACATCACGCCCATCATGGCAGAGACCATCCGCGCAAGCGAGATTGGCCCCGACGTAGCGTACTACCTCGGTTCCAACCCCCGCGAGGCGGAGAAGATTGCCGCACTGCCGCCGTTCTTGCAGGCCAAGGAGATTGGCAAACTGGAGGTCAAACTGACATCCAGCCCGCCGGTCAGGAAGACCTCTTCTGCGCCTCCGCCGATTGCGCCAGTGACCAGCCGTACCAGCAGCGCCCCGTCGTATGACACGACAGACCCGCGCAGCGTCAAGTCGATGTCCACTTCCGAGTGGATTGAGGCGGAACGGCAGCGCCAGCGCATGAGATACGAAGCGCAGCGTCGATAATTGTGATATAACCGCTACACCAACCTCAGGAGAAAGATCGTGGCTAATAGTTTGCTTACGATTGATATGATCACCAGAAAGGCACTTGAGATTAATTAATGGTCTCACCCGAGGGTAACTTCGGGGAAAATTAACCGCGTGAATTCGGTGAACCTCATGATACAATGGTTTCATGAAAACACCGAGCCAAGACTTGAGACGGAAACGACGACCTGACAGCGAATTGAACGCTACCGAACTAGCCCAACGGCGACGTGAGGAAGCATACCGAGAGAGGAATCGAGAGAAGGTACGCCAACGGATGCGCGACTGGCGGGCTGCTAACAAGGACAAAATCCAAGGTTACAGCAAGAAGTTACGCGACCGGAAGTTTGCGGAATCGACGCCAGAACAGGTTGCTCAGATAAGGGCAACAGAGGCAGAGAAAACCCGCAAGCAACAGGCCAGGACAAAAGATGCGGTTTATGCGGCGTACGGCGGATACATCTGCGCGTGCTGCGGCGAAACCCAGCCGATGTTCCTCTCGATAGACCATGTTGAGAACAACGGAGCCGCCGAACGGCGATCCGGTGTGTACAAAGGCGGAGGCTCAGCCTTTTACGGCTGGCTAAAGAAGCAAGGCTTCCCGCCCGGATACCAAGTTCTCTGCATGAATTGTCAGGTTGGCAAACACAAAAACAAAGGTGTTTGTCCGCATCAAGTAAGGTGTAACGACTAGAACGAAAGTTCGTACAGCCAAGCGGCTGGAAGTGCGCGGCCCCTCTTAGGAGGGTGAAGAGATAGTCTGCTCTGCAAGGTGACTTGCAGCAGCCCGAAAGGGCGGTCTAGAACTAGCGACTCTAGGCGAACACATGGCTTTGAAAATAATCTTGTGCTTACCCGCAACGTCAACCGTCAGTACGACGACTCGTTTGCCAAGGAAGGCGCCAAGATTGGCTCTACCCTTCGCATCCGTCTCCCGGATCGTGCGCTGGTGACTGACGGTGCTGCCCTTCAGGTTCAGGACGACAACGAGCAGTACACCACGCTCACGGTCGCCAACCAGAAGCACATCGGCGTCAACTTTACGACCGCTGAACTGACGATGCAGTTGGACGACTTTGCCGAGCGTGTGCTGAAGCCGCGTGTCAGCCAGTTGGCCTCCAGCGTCGATGCCGACGTTGCCAATGCCTACAAGAGCATCTACCAGTCGGTCGGTACTCCGGGCACGACTCCGGGCACCTCTGCCGTTCTGCTTGCTGGTCACCAGAAGTTGAATGAGATGGCTGCCCCGATGTCGCCGCGTTACGCGACGGTCAATCCCGCCGCCAACGCCGGCCTGGTTGAAGGCCTGAAGGGGCTGTTCAACCCGACCGATGTCATCAGCCGTCAGTTCAAGAGCGGCATGATGGGCGAGAACGTGCTGGGCTACGACGAAATCAACATGAGCCAGTCGATTGTGACCCACACCACGGGTTCGCGTTCGGCTTCGGCTACCCTGTTGGTTAACGGCGCGGTCACCACGCAGGGCGCCACGACGCTTGCCATCGACGGCGACACGGGTTCGGCAACCTTTGCGGTTGGCGACGTGTTTACCATCGCTGGCGTGTTCTCGGTCAACCCGCAGACCCGTCAGTCCACCGGCTCGCTCCAGCAGTTCACCGTGACTGCGGTTGCTACGGCCTCCTCGGGCGCCTGGTCGAGCGTGTCGGTTTCCCCCGCCATGTACACGGCCTCGCATCCGCTGGCGACCATCAGCGCGTTCCCGGCTGACAATGCGGCTGTGACGGTTCTTGGCGCGGCGTCTACGTCGTACGCTCAGAACCTGATCTACCACAAGGACGCCATCACGTTTGCCACGGCTGACCTGCTCATCCCGCAGGGCGTGGACATGGCTTCGCGCCAGGTTCACAACGGCATTTCGCTGCGTATCGTGCGCCAGTACGATATCAACAACGACCGTATGCCGTGCCGTATCGACGTTCTGTACGGTTACAGCGTCATCCGTGCACCGGGCGCTGTGCGTCTCTGGGGCTAACTGGTAATTAGGTAAGGAGAAACTAACATGGCACTTCCTGTTTCGGGTGGCGGTTACCAGTTTGGCGACGGCAATTCCAGCGAGGCGGAGTTTACTCCGCAGGCCGCTGCGGTTGCCTACACCAGCACGACCGTGACGCTCACTGCTGCTGACCTCATCACTGGCATCATCACGTCCACCAACGCTTCGGCGGTCGGCTTCACGCTGCCCACTGCGGCGCTGATGGACGCGGCGGTTCCGAACGCCCGTGTCGATACGTCGTTTGACTTCGTAATCATCAACCTCGGCTCCTCCTCGGGCGCCGTGACGATGACTGCGGGCACTGGCTGGGGCACGAACGTGGGTTCGTCCACTGTGGCTATCTCGACTTCGGCGCGGTTCCGCGCTCGCAAGACGGGCGATGCCGCTTGGCTGCTGTACCGCGTGGCCTGACGGTACTGGGAAGGGGGAGGGCAACCTCCCCCGACCCGTTTATGGTTATCTATTTACGACATCCCGTACACGGCACCAAGGTTGCTATCAGCCATCTAGAAGTCGAGTACGATGAGCAGAACGGGTGGGAGCGGTTTGACCCGTCCGACCCTGCCGAGGCGGCTCCGGTCGTCAACGAATTGGCCCCCAAGCGCCGAGGCCGACCCCCCAAGAACGAGGGCTGACCGTGCAGAAGTACCAGAACTCCATCCAAGACCTCAAGGGCAATGCGGTCGCTGGTGCTTCCATCTCGGTCTACATTTTTGGCACGGCTACGCTTGCCACCATCTATTCCGACAACGGCGTCACGCCTATTGCGCCTGGCGAGTTGCTGTCCGACGCCGAGGGCGAGTTTGCGTTTTACGCTGCCAACGGTCGGTACAACGTACAGGTGATTGCAACCGGCCTTGCGTCCCAGACGACGTATGACGTTCTGTTGTTTGATCCCGCTGATGCGGGCATTACTAGCGTTGAGGACTACGGCGCAGTAGGCGACGGAACGACTGACAACCGCGCTGCGTTTGTGGCGGCGTTCGCCGCGTCTGCCGGGAAGCGCCTGCGCGTGCCTGCCGGAACTTATCGCATCCCGTTTACCAGCACCAACTGTCTAACGGCAGCAGCCAACATGACGTTGGAAGGGGACGGCGCGGACAGCACGGAAATTGTGTTTGTTCCCAGCAGCACTGCCTACCGCAACCTTATTGTGGTAGCCAGCCCTCTGACGGTGCGTGGCATCAAGATTTCTCTTTCCAGCCCCGTAAACGGGTCGGCTGCATTTTTTCAGGGAACCGTTACCGGCCTAACGCTGGATTCCTGTACGTTTGATGGCGGCACAACCAACAGCGGCGCTACGTTGTCGCATGACTCGTATCTCATCAACTTCCCGACCTCGGGGACGCAAACCGATATCCGGCTGCAAAATTGCAACATCACGCGCTTCCGGTACGGGTTTCTCAAGACCAACGCCAGCACTAGCACGCAGCGCCGTATCAGCGTTTTGAACAACGACTTTTACAGCAATTACGATGACCCGTGTCAGTTCAACAACCCATCTGGCGTAATGGATGATCTGCTTGTGCAGGGCAACACGTTCCGCGATGCGCTTGGTCGTTCGGCGTCTTTAATAACTTTGCATTGTTCATTTGCGTCTTGCACCAACTTCCGTGTGATTGGAAACCATTTTTTTGGGCCGGTCACCGATGCTTTGCACGTTGAAGAAAACTCCATCAACGGCGTATTGTCTGGTAACACTTTTGAAGTTGACGGCAACGGTATTACGTTGCAGGACAACAACATTGGCGGCACTTACAAGATGCCGCTTAACATCACCATCGCCAACAATGTTCTGGTCAAATCCGGCACGAACCGCGAAACTGGCAAGTACGGCATTTGGTTGATTAACGACGCAACGCCGGAAGTTCCAGGCAAGCGCGTGGTTGTTGAATCTAACGTCGTTACTTCGTTTGACAAAGGCATTGTTTCCGGCGCTAGCACCGACGATGCTGTGCGTATTGTAGACAACGTGGTAAACGATTGCGCTAGCGGCTTTTACCTGACCAACGGTGTGTCCTCCATCGACAATAACACCTCCAGCAACTGCGCTATTGGCATTCAGACCGACAGTGGCGGCGTCTGCACCAACCACAAGTTTGTACAATGCACCGCTGCCGTAACTCCGTCTGGTCGCCCGTTGTTGGTAATTGACCCTATTTTTGAATGGACGGAGCAGTCCGTAGGCGCAGCAAGCACCACGCTGCTAAACACGTTTACTTGGCTCAACAATCGCCTGTACACCGACGTTACCACGCACGTTATCTGCGATGTTGCTACTGACCGCGTATCTCGGCTTGATCAAGTTACAGCAGGCACTGTATTTACTAGGACAAATCGTTTTAATCTTTCTGGTGGCGGGGCATTCACGCTAGACTGCGTTGACAACAGTAATGTGCTGGCAGTGCAGTTGTTTTCTGCATCGGCTCGTACTAACGTTCGGTTGTCCGCATTTTTCAATGGCACTTGCGCCATAGCGCCATAAGGTTTGCCATGCAAAAGTACCAAAACAGCATTCAGGACGTACACGGCAACGCGGTAGCCAGCGCGACGGTTACCGTGTACCTGTACGGCACGCTGACGCCTGCAACCATCTACAGCGACAACGGCCTGACCGTCATCCCGAGCAGTCAGGTCACGACCGACAGCGACGGGCAGTTCTACTTCTACGCCGACAACGGGCGGTATACGCTGTCCGTGGTGGCTACCGGGTTTGCTCAGGAGCAGTTCTCGGACGTGTCGCTGTTCGACCAGGCGGACGCTGGTATTGCGTCGGTCAAGGATTACGGGGCGGTTGGTGATGGCGTTGCGGACGACACAGCAGCCATTCAGTCCGCTATTGATACAGTTTTTGCCAACGGAGGCGGCGAAATCGCAATTCCTGTAGGCACATACAAGATTACTTCAGCGTTGTACATGAAGCGGTATGTGACGCTTCGTGGGCCGGAAATGAACATTAGCGCAGGATCTTTGTATCCTTCGGTAACCGTTGAGGGCGGAGTAAGTGGGTACGCCAAAATTATTCCGACCGATGCCGTAACCACTGCCGCCATCATTTTTGATTTTTCGTTGGCAATTCGTGAGCAGCGTCCGTACGGCAGCAAACTAATCAATTTGTTGGTTGACTGCGATGCCATGACTGGTAGCAAAGATGGCATTCTTGTCAACAAGGTTGCTGCTGGGCAAGGGCCGTTTAATTCGGGGTTTGCGGGTGATGCAAACGAACTAAAGAGCGTTTCTGTAATCAACGCGCCTCGTTACGGGGTAAACGTTGCCAGCAACGCTCCGACCCAAAGAGTCAACCTTTCCATGGATGATTGCCGCGTTGCGTTTTGCGGCAGTCACGGAATCTATCTTGAAAAGACTTACGACTGCGAAATCAAATACACGTTCAGTTTTGCCAACTATGGATCTGGCTTGTATTCAACGATGGCTGCTGTGTGTCGAATTTTGTTCTGCGACTTTTTCAACAATGGTCAGTACGGGTCGATAGCCAACGGTGGCAACGGAATCACGGACGATTCGTCTGATATGCGATATGTTGGTTGCCATGTTGACAACAACTATCGGCACGGAATGTCGTTTATCAGCGTTGCAAATACCACAAAAAACAAACAAACCAGAGTGGTGGACTGCCGGATTTCTTCAAACGGCGGTGACAGCACGACGGGAGCCTACGATAACGTTTACATTGGTGATATTTCCGGCGACTCGATTGCCGGTATTGATTTTGTGGGTTGCAAGTTCGGTGGATCGGCTCACAACGCGGTTCCGACCGCCCGTGTTGGCTACAACATCAATCAAGCGTTTGCATCTTCTCAGTCGGCAAACCAAATTGTTGGTTGCCAGTTTTCGGCAACTGAGTTGTACAACACGGCAAACGTTATTAGCGCGGCAGCGTGGCAGCAGTCAATCATTGCCGGAACATCGGCAACTGACGGCAATCCGATGGCAAACAAGCCATACACATTTGCGGCGTGGACAGGAGATGCAGCCGTAAACGTTTTGCGTGGTGGAAATTTCTACAAAACAGCGAATGTTGGCGCGGCACGAATTAGTGGGCTTGCTAATAGCGCAACAAACGTACTTGGCAGAGAAATCTGGATTTTGATTGATGATGCAAACACTGGCGTTGATTTCACGTTTACCACGCTGAAAGGCAACTCTGGGGTTGATTTGGCGGCACCCTGCCAAGGAACTATGTTGCACGCCAAAAACTACGATGGCACCAACTGGATTGTTGAAGTCATCAAGCCATAAGGACACACCATGCCTATCGTACTTTCCGGCAGTCCTGCCGCAGTCACCGCCAGCGACATCATTAACGGCTCCCTGCGCCTGATTGGGATGCTGGCTGAGGGCGAGACGCCTTCTGCCGGTACTGCTGCTGATGCGCTGACAGCAATGCAGCAGATGATTGAGTCGTGGAACACTGAGCGTCTGAGCATTTTCTCAACGCAGGATCAGGTGTTCACTTGGCCTGCCAGCACCATCTCGCGCACGCTTGGCCCGACCGGTGACTTCATCGGCAATCGCCCTGTGCTGCTGGACGACAGCACCTATTTCCGTGACGCGACGACTGGCGTGTCGTATGGCATCAAGATGATTAACCAGCAGCAGTACAACGGAATTGCGGTCAAGACCGTGACTTCGACGTACCCGCAGGTGATGTGGGTCAACATGACCCATCCCAACATCGAGATGTACCTGTATCCGGTGCCCTTCCGGGCGCTGGAGTTCCACTTTGTGTCGATTGACGAACTGACGCAGCCTGCGTCTCTCGGCACCACGCTGGCGTTTCCGCCGGGTTACCTACGGGCGTTCCGCTACAACCTTGCCTGCGAGATGGCCCCCGAGTTCGGGGTTGAACCGTCGCCGCAGGTGAAGCGGATTGCGATGTCCGCCAAGCGCAACCTGAAGCGCGTGAACGCGCCGGAAGACGTGATGTCGATTCCCTACAGCATCGTGGGAACCAGGCAGCGTTACAACGTCTACGCTGGCAATATGTAGTTAATAGCATGAAAACCCCCATACTCGGCGCTTCGTATGTTGCTCGGTCGGTCAACGCCGCCGACAACCGCATGATTAATTTGATGCCGGAAGCGATTCCCGAGGGCGGAAAGGAGGCGGGCTTTCTGAACCGATGCCCCGGCCTGCGGCTGGTGGCTACGGTCGGCAGCGGCCCTGTGCG